AAGCCCACCACTCGCAAGAGGACTAAGGAATCATGAGCATCGGCAACACACGGCGGACTTTGACCGCCCTGTCGTTTGCGCCTAACGACGTTGTCACCGCTACTGGCAACGAAACAGGCGTTGATCTTCTGGATTACGAGGGTGACATCACTCTCATTCTTGATGCTGAAGCCGGTGGCTCAGGCATCACCTATGCCGTGAAGATCCAAGACTCTGCTGACAACAGCACCTTTGGTGATGTCAGTGGCGCTGCCTTCACCACTACCACTGCCAACACTGCTCTTGTCGAGAGCCTTGTTGTAAACACTGATGAGATTAAGCGCTATGCGCGTGCTGTCATCACTGTTGCTGGTGGTACTGGTGCAGGTGCAGTGAGCGTCGTAGGACTGGGACGCAAAAAGTACAACTGATCTTTGATCTGCCGCCCCCGCAATGCGGGGGCTTTTTCGTATGGCACTTTCTTTCACTGAAGACCTCGACGCTTTCTTTGATACACCGGGGTTTACTGTTCCGGTGGTTTCTGGTGGAACAACGAGTGTGGGCTACTTCGAGTCGCCAAACGAAATTATTGCTGACGGGGTTGTGCTAACGACTGACTATGCAGTCGTTGTCAAGACTTCTGATTTTTCTTCAGTCACGAATGGAAGTGCGATGACTGTCGATGGTGTTGCTTATACGGTCCGTGAGCCAATGCTGTTGGATGACGGCAAGATAATGCGTGTGATGTTGATGAAGGACTGATTGGTGGACAAAACGACCTATGAGAACTGGGTCCGCATTAAAGAACGTCTAGAAGCGAGCGGGAAGACTGATTCGTTTTTCTACAAGCGTGCGGCCTATATCGTGCAAAATGGACGTGACCCCGGTCCTGGCATATGACTACCAAGCGTGAAAACATCCTTGCTGCCATCAGGACTGCTCTCACAGACACGGTTGGAGTAGGCACACGGATTTATCGCACTCGCGTTGACCCACTCGCGAGAGCAGAGTCCCCAGCAATTATTGTCCAGCCAATAAGAGACGTCGCGACCCAAAACGCCAGCCATGTAACGCTGGATTGGACTTTGACAGTAAAGATTACTGTGATTGAGAGATCTTCAATCCCGGATCAAGCGGCTGATGACACGGTTGAATCTTTGCATGCCAAGGTCATGTCGGACTTGACTCTTGGTGGCTATGCGATTGATGTTCAGCCAGTAAGGACTGAATTTGAGTTCATTGAGGCAGACAAGCCTGCCGGTCTGATCAGTTGTGAGTATGAGGTTCGTTATAGAACGGAGGTTGATGATCTGACTCAGTGATTGCTTAGCGCTAGCGTAAACCTAACCACCCTCCCCATTTACCATGGCTAATGAACGCACTGGAGAAGGCGGAACCTATCTGCTGGATCCAGAAACTGGCGAGCGCACTCTGATCAAGCGACCGTCTTCATCAACTTCATCCCAGGAACAAACCGATGGCACTGCTAACACGCAAACGCCTGATTCTGATCGAGGAGGAGACGACCTACGGGACTGACGCTTCTCCTGACGGAGCTGACGTTGTCAGTCGGGACTTGATTCGTCCTTACCTCGGAGCTTCAGAACAGCTGCTGGCCAACACTCGCGTTGAATGCACCTTCAGCGTTGAGCTTGCAGGCTCTGGCACTGCGGGCACTGCACCTCGTTACGGCAAGGCTCTCAAGGCTTGTGGCTTCTCCGAAACGATTGTTGCTAATACCAGCGTCACCTACGACCCTGTCAGCACAGGTTTCTCTTCAGTCACCATTCACTACAACATTGATGGTGTCCGCCACAAGGTGACAGGTGCTCGCGGAACTTTTACCATCACGGCCAACGTCGGAGAAATCCCGACCATTGATTTCACGATGACTGGAATCTATGTGGCTCCAGACGATAGTGCTCAGCCCACTGTCACTTATGCCGATCAGGCAACTCCTTTGATCTTCAAGAAGGGGAACACTACTGACGTCAGCGTGATGGGTCTCACGACAGCCAAGCTTTCCAGCTTTAGCCTGGATATTGGTAATGAGATCGTTTACCGCGAACTCGTGGGTTCTACGACTGCTGAAGTTCTGTTGACGGACCGCTCGATGAGTGGCAGCGTTTCACTTGAGGCTGTCACGATCGCAACCAAGGACTACTTCGCTACGGCCTTGGCTGACACACTTGGAGTCATGAAGTTCACGCATGGCACGGCTGCTGGCAACAAAGTAAAAGTGAATACAGCTAAGGCTGACATCGCCGATGTCTCCTATGGAGACCTTGACGGTATTGCGATGCTGGAGATTCCGTTTACTGCGGTGCCAAGTACAGCAGGCAATGATGAACTGGAACTTGAATACAGGTAAGTTTCAGGTGTTTGGGGTCTGCAGGGAGCCTTTGCGGGCTCCCTTTTTTTGTGTATGCTGAGCCGGCTTATGCCTTTATCTAATGGCTTTCGTTCGTAAGAAGGTAAAAACCTTCAAGTGGCCTGTTGAAGTGCAAGAACCCAGCGACACTAAGCCCGGTGAATTTGAAAAATCTGAGTTCACGGCGATTTTTAAGAGAGTAAAGCTGTCTGAGCTGGAGGGTGTCACTGAGTCTGAGGGTGCCTCTCTGCTCAAGAAGGTTCTTGTCGGCTGGGAAGGCATCAATGACGAGGATGGTAATGAGGTGAAGTTCTCGAAGGCCGAGCTTGATGAATTTGCAGACGATGTTGATTGGCTGAAAGGCGTTCTTGCTGCTTACACCAAGACTTACGGTGAGGCGCAAGCGGGAAACTAAAAGAGGCTGCGGTCTATTGGGCTTCTGGCGGCAAAGTTATTGAGGACAAAACTCAAGATGATGCTGCGGCTTTTGGCATAGACCTGCCAGCACCAAAGCAAGAAGAGTCAGCAGACTTCGAGGTTTGGGATGAAAACTGGGACATCGTCATGATGTTCCTGCGCATGCAGACCCAGTGGACCGTCAGCATGTCTGGATACGTTGGGCTGAAGTATGAGGTGCTGCTAGTTTCCGGCGGCCTTTTTGACCTATATGATGTGGAGAACCGCCGTGAAGTGTTGGAGGGGCTCCGAATCATGGAATCCGCCGCACTGACCGAATTCAGCAAGAAGGCAGATGGCTAAGACTGTTGGCGACCTTCTGATCAAGCTGGGCGTCGACGGCATTGAAGGCGTAACGCAGCTCAAGTCTGCGTTGACTGGGCTTTCCAAGGCAGCAGGCCCTGCAGACGCAGGTTTGATGAAACTTGGAAAGGCGATTAAAGCCTTCAATAGAGATGGAAACGCAAGTCGTGATGTAATCGCTGGCAAGCTTTCAGCACTTAAGTCTTTACGAAGCCAGGCCGGACTCAACGGTGCTGCCTTCCGTGCTCTCACAAAAGACATCGTTGATTATCAGCAAAAACTTGCCGCTGCTGATAAACAGATAGATGAGACAACCAGAAAAGTCTCAACACTGGCTCAAGTCTCTTCTCAGATTCCGGGGAGGAAGGCTGGGACTTTTGGGAGTCAAATTGCAGCCTTCAATGAAGAGCTAAAGGAACTCAGTGTCACAAGCGACAAATACGCAACTGTTCTAAGGAACATCCAGGAAAGAACTCGTTCTTTCCAAAGGGCTCAGGCCAGGCAGGGCGTTATTGCGGCTGGTCGGACTGGGGCAGAAGGTCCGGCAGATCCAAGAACAGCCTTCGAGGTAACAACTGAGCTTCCACGCACAACAGCAGCGCTGTCCTTGCGATTGACAGAGCTGAGGGAGGATTTTGCCAATATTGCTATTGGCTCGAAGGACTATGTAAACGCTCTGCGTGAAATCAATTCACTGGAATCACAGATTGGTGATCCATTCGGTACTGCGGCAAGAAAGCAGGAAATTCGTGGACGTTTAGGGCAGCAAGAGCAATTTGGAATGTTTGCGCCAAGAGATCCGGTGCAAAGTGCAATTGCAAGAAGAGAGAGAAAGCTTTCCAGTCGATACGGAGGATTTGCTGGCGGAGGCATGGCCAATCAGCCAATAGAAGCCAGCGGTCTTTTTAAGACAATTGCTTCTATTGGCTCTGCCGACACAAAGGCTGCGACCGAAATGATGGGTCGTTCACTCGCGCAAGTCACAAATGAAATTAATCGACAAGCTGCTGCATCGAAGGGCAGCATCAACAGCCTGCAAGCGCAGAGGGCTGCATTTGCGCAGCTACGGGCTGGTCTTGACCCCACCAGCAAAGGATTCCAAGATGTTAGTCGTCAAATTGAGGCAGTAGATCGTCGCCTTGAAAAGATAAACAAGCGTCGTCGTCGTCCAACGATTGGTGGGCTTGCGCAAGGGTTAGGTGGTGTTGCAGCTGGTGGTGTATTCGGTGGGCCTGAGGGCGCATTTGGTGCTGCAGTTGGTGGCGCTGTAGGCGGTGTCGCTGGTGTTGCTGCAGGTGCAGCACTTGGCGCTCAAGTCAAGATGCTTCGAGAAGCGCTTGGCGCGACCTCTGAGTATGCAGCTCAACTGCAAAAGCTTGAGATTGCTCTTAAAGGCGTCGCTGGGCCGGAGTACTCCGACGCACTAAAAGCAGCAAATCAAGTCACCAAAGATTTCAACGTACCCCTTGATGTATCGACCAGAGGAATTACACGCCTTTCTGCAGCTGTTATTGGGGCTGGTGGCAGTGTGGCTGATGCAGAAGTTGTGTTCAGGAACATTACTTCTGCAATCAAGGCGACAGGGGGCGGAGCGCAGGATGTCGAGTCTGCGATAACAGCTATGGTGCAAACCTTCTCCAAGGGTAAAGTTAGCGCCGAGGAACTTTCTGGACAGCTGGGTGAAAGATTGCCTGGCGCAGTTACTAAGTTTGCAGAGGCAAATAATATGACTTTGCCTGAGCTTCAGAAAGCATTTAAGGCGGGCACTGTTGGACTTGATGAATTGATGAAATTTATTATTAGCCTTGGTCCTGAGTACGAAAACACCGCACGGGCGATTGCAAATAGTAGTGCAGACGCAGGCGCAAAAGCAGCTGTTGCTTTTGACCAAGTTCGTCGTGAGGTTGGTGAAGCGTTACAGCCAATTGGAGCCGAACTGCAGGAGGCATTTGCCGAATTCGCCTTGGAGGTGCTGCCAGCCATCAAGACGGCTGCAGTTGCTGCAGCGTCTGGCATAAAAGTGTTGATGGACGCTACCGCGGCCTTGGTTGCCAATTTCAAAGAGATTCTGATTATTGCCGGGGCTGCAGGGATCACGCTAGTCATTACAAATCTCAGCGCGATCATGCTTGGGCTGGCTGCAGCCCTTGGCAAGGCGACTGTGGCGATGAAGGGCTTTACGGTTGCTTCGTTGCTTAATCCTTGGGTCGCTTTAGCTGCAGGTATTGCCGCAGCAACAGTTGCTTTGGTCAAATACAGCAGAAAGAACTCAGAATTCAATAAGTCAGTGATAGCTGGAGAGACGAGCAATAAGGAGGCCAACGATAGGCTTCGCGAGATGAATGACAAGGTTGAAGAGTTGCAAGACCGTCTTGAGACAGAAGGCAACGGACGGATGATTAGACAACTCAAAAATCAACTAAAGGCAGCAAAAATTGCTGCTGACGACCTGTCTCTTGCAATGAAACTTGCAACTAGTTACACGGTTGCAGGCATCGAGTATGACCGCATGACGGGTCGTCCTATTAACGCCCCTACGTCTTACACCCCAACTGACTTTGACGATCCAGATGTAGGTGATGACACAGAATCAGGTTCCGCACGAGTCATGATGACTCAGGCTGAGCTTGACATTAGAAGGAAGATCCGCGAAGCGCAGGAGGCAGGAAACAAATCTGCCGCGTCTCAATATCAACTTGATTTAGACATATTGCTGGCGAAGCAAGAAACAGAAGACGCCATCAAGCGGACCAATGACATTGAAATAGCCAACTTTAATTTCCGGGAAAGAGGAAGAGATATTGCGCAACAGGAGGCTGATGAGGCAGAAAGGAGGGCGGCCGCAGAAGCAACACGACAAGACAGAATCCAGCAAGCAAGAGTTCTTGCCGGTGAGATTACTCAAGAGGAATACAACCGCAAAAAGACCCTTGACGAGATGGCAATCCTCTTGAAGGACATGCCTGAACTTTACGAAAAGATCAAGCAGAAACTCAATGAAGTAGATACTCCTCTGAAGTCCTTCCAGAAGGGCTT